CAAGTCGAAGAAGAACGCCGACGACCTGACCGCCGCGCTGACCCGCGTCAACGAGCTGACGCTGGAGGTGGCCAAGGTCCGCAAGGATGCGGAGGACAATCTCCGCAAGGCCGAGGCCGAGGGTTCGCGGAACCTGTGGACGATGGCCGGCGTCGGGCTGGCCGTGGTCGGCGCCCTGTGCACGGCGTTCCTCGGTCCCAAGGTCGGGCTGCCGCTGATCGCCTCGGGCGCCCTTATGGGGTCCATCCCGTTCATCTATTCCTCGCCGTGGTTCGGCTGGGTCATCGGCGGGACGCTGGCCTTCTGCGGGCTGATGCTCGGCTGGTACGTCTGGGACCGCACGCGGGACGCGGTGAACGAATCTGACGCACATGGGACGCCGCCGAACAAGTAAGCCCGCCAAGGTGGTCTACCGCAAACTCGGCCGGGAGCAGGCATGGGGTCAGGCGACCATCGGCGAGAACGTCATCGAACTCGACCCGCGCCTCGGGGCCAAGCGTCAGCTGGAGGTCCTGTGCCATGAGCAACTGCACCTGTCCTTCCCTGAGATGACGGAGAAGCAGGTCGACCGCGCCGGCAAGGAGATGTGCGCCACCCTCTGGGCGCAGGCATACCGCCGCGTGCTGCTCTGCCCTAACGCCAAGCCCCCCCGCATCTCATGAGCGCCGCGCCGATTGACCCCGATCAGGTCCCGCAGGAAGTGAAGGACGGTCTGGTGGCCGGGGTGCTCGGCTCGCTTGCGATGGCGGCCCGCCTGCTGCTCTCGAGCGAGCCCGTGTCCCTTGGCTGGGTCATCCGCCGCATCTTCGCCGCGGGCATCACCGCCCTGTTCGTCGGCTTCTTCCTCCAGGAGCACGTCGCGTCCGTCCCGCTGCGCTACGCCATCATCGGCGTATGCGGCTACTCCGCCCCCGAGGTCGCCGACTACGCGGCCCGCTGGCTCAAGGGCAAGATGGGGCAGGAGGTCGCCAAGCTGGGGAAGAAGACCAAACCCGATGCCAAGAAGCCCGGACGCAAAGGGAAGCGCTGAGCGCAACCTGCTCCTGACGGTCTGCACGCTGGTCGGCGTGGCGGGGCTGACGGCCTTCGCGTCGGCGTACATCTGCGGGTACGTGCTGGAAGGCTTCGCCAAGTCGGAGACGATGGTGCTGCTGATCACGGACGCGGGGCTGAAGTCGGATGACGCGAACCTTGAAAGGAAGTTGACGGCGGCCACGGCGGCTCTGGGGGTGTGCCGGGACTTGGGGGTTGCCCTCGGGGTGGGGTGCCTAGGGGTGGGGGTGGCGGCTCTGTATCGTCTCGGCAATCAAAACGCCTCCTAGGGCAAGCCAGACCCCTTTAAGACCCCATTGGGCACCGCCCCCTGACCTACCTTGGGCGGGGACGGCGGGGGCTTTCGCCCCCCTGGAGGCGGGCCCCTACGGGTCGGGCCTCTGTCCTTGGGCGGATTGGCAAGGGTCTTTCCGCTTTAATAGGCCGACCCCCTGTTAAAGGGAAAGGGTCTTTCCGAAAGATGCTTGACGGATGTTTATTCGTCGGCCAGAGTCGGGAGCGTTCCAACCAACACCCATGAATACCAACACCGCCAGCAACCTCGACCGCCTCACCCTCAAGTCCTTCAAGACCGTCCGGTGGATGAGCGAGGAAACCATCTGCTTCACCGCCACCATCGTCCTCGACGGCAAGGTGATCGGCACCGCCAGCAACGAAGGCCACGGCGGCTGCACCTTCGTTCACTTCATCAGCGACATCGCCAAGGCTGATGCCGACGCCTTCGCCAAGTCCATTAATCCGATGGACATCAAGGGCTGGGAGTTCCGTGCCGAGAAGGGTTTTCAGTTCGACGACCTCGTGGACATCGCCGTCGAGCGTCGTGACGCCATTGACCACGCTAAGAAGTCCCTCGCCAGCATCCGTCGCCGTGCCGTCAAGGAGTGCTGGATTATCAACGCCGACATGAAGAAGGGCGAGTTCAAGTCATTCAAGAAGGCCATCGCCGCTGGTGCTGCTTTCGCCGCTTGCGCCGCCAAGGCCGTCTCGATGGGCTACACCGTGGTCAGCGACCTCAACGACGAAGCCCTAGCCGCCCACTTCATTTCCTAATCCATGCACCACATCATCGCCGCCGCGTCCAAGGCCGAACTTCAGGACGCCTTCCTCACGGGCTCCGCGTATCTCCTTGCGGGCTTCGCAGGCATCGTCCTGCTCTCCGTCGTCATGGCCCACATCTTCCGAGACTGATGCGATTCCTCTCCCTCTGCTCGGGAATGGAGGCCGCCTCCGTCGCTTGGAAGCCGCTTGGCTGGAAGGCCGTCGGCTTCTCCGAGATCGAGCCCTTCCCATGCGCCATTCTCAAACACCGCTTTCCCGACACCCCCAACTATGGCTCACTCACCGAACACCACACATGGCCTATCGAACGCGGAGCAATCGACCTTCTGGTCGGAGGGACTCCTTGCCAATCCTTCTCAGTCGCCGGACTGCGGAAGGGACTCGAAGACCCACGCGGCAACCTCGCCCTCGTCTTTCTTGGACTGGCTGATAGGCTCAAGCCCCGATGGATCGTCTGGGAAAACGTGCCAGGTGTCCTCAGTTCAGCGGGTGGACGGGACTTTGGTTCCTTCCTCGGGGCGCTGGTCGAGCTCGGGTATGGGTTCGCCTACCGAGTGCTGGACGCTCAACACTTCGGAGTCCCCCAGCGTCGCCGTCGAGTCTTCGTTGTCGCGTGTCTTGGAGACTGGCGTGCTCCCGCAGAGGTTCTTCTTGAGCCCGACTGCGTGCGCCGGGATCCTAAGAAGGGCCGAGCGAAGGGGCAAGGCTCTGCCGCCGGCGCTGAAGGCGGCGTTGGAGCAAACCATCCAGAAGGATGCTGGTGGGACGGAGGCCAAGTAAGCCAGACGCTCTACGCGGTCCTTCAGAAGGGTCAGACCATGCCCGAGAAGAACCGCTTCCCTGCCGTGCTTCAGCCGAAGCCCGTCGTCATCGACCGAGCCGCCTTCAACCAAGGTCAGAACGCTCAGTACGAGCCGCACATCGAGGAGGCTGAAGTCATGGACTCCCTCGTTGCCCGCGGCCTGCACGCGGTCGGCCAGCCCATCCCCTACCGCAAGAGCAAGCGAGCGCAGTCCGACAAGGACGACGAGACGTGGGTCGAGGCCGACGCCAGCAACACGCTGAACAACTTCGACCTCGGGGATACGCGCACGACTCACGCGGTGGTCGGTGCTGTCTACGAGAACCACGCTCAAGACTGCCGAGTCTCCGGCCCTCTTGAGGTCGCCCCTACTGTCGCTGCCAAGTTTGGAACGGGCGGTGGCAATGTCCCGCTTGTAGGCGCAATGGCCGTACGCCGCCTCACCCCGGTCGAGTGCGAACGCCTGCAAGGCTTCCCCGATAACTGGAGCCGCATCCCCTGGAAGGGCAAGCCCGAGACCGAGTGCCCCGACGGCCCGCGCTACAAAGCCTGTGGCAACTCGATGGCCGTGCCCGTCATGCGCTGGATAGGCTCCCGCATCGCCGCCGTCGAAGCCCGCGACACTTCCCAACCATGAACAACAAGCAGACCGACAGGATCGTGAACGCCCTCGGGGTGTTCCAACTCACCGGGCGGGTCACGCCCTACGGCGCCGACCGCATCCTCAAGGTGCTCCCGCAGCTCAAGGCGCTCAACGATGCCCACAAGACGCAGATTGACGCGTCGCTGGCCCTCGGAATCACCGTCACCACCCTCCGCAACTACGTCCGACTGCTGGGCTGGGAGTGGAACAACCTCACCAAGCGCGGGCCGTACGTCGGCAAGAAGGGAGGCAACTCGTGAGGCACTACTCCGCCGAGTCCATGCCGCGTCTCTGGTGGCTGTCGCCCTGGAGCACCTGCCGCGAGATGCACGGGATGCTTCGGGCGTTCCAGGCTCTCGCCGAGGTCGACGACCGGGCGAACCGGATACTCAAGGCCGACGTCCGCTATCTGACCGTCGAGAGCGACAGCAACCACGCCCGCTGGCTGATGGTGCTGGAGGAGAACGAAGCCCTGCGCCGCAGGATCGCGGAGCTCGAGGCCGCCGTCATCACCGGCGAAGCCATCGTGCCCGACGCCAAGCCCGAGGACGCCAGCCATGAGTGAGCCCCTCCGCTTCCAGCACCTGCTTCCCATGCGGGCGCTCATCGCCAACCTCCAGGACGTGAACACCGCCATCGACACGGGCGACCTCGCCTCGCCCAAGGCCGCGCTAAAGTCCAAGTGGGTCGCCGACCTCCTCGACTACGCCCGCACCGATCTGCGGGAGGAAGGGGCAACGGCCATCAGCCTCGACCTCTACGTGGCCGCCGGCGGATGGGTCGGCCTGACCTACTCCTACGCCTTCCCGGACGGCTTCACCTTCCAAGGCTCGGTGGTCCCCCGCCGACACAGCTGATGCACCGCCTCACGTTCGCCGTCATCGCCGCCATCGCCTGCGGCCAGACCTTCACCCTGTCCGCCGTCGAGCGTGACGCCCGCATCCTCCACGCCATCGCCGCCGTCGAGTCCGGCAACGACCCCAAGGCCGTCGGCGACCGCGGCACCTCCCTCGGGGCTTGGCAGATGCAGGCCGCCGCCTGGGCAGAGGCCAACGCCGACCGCCGCCGTGCCGGCAAGCCCGAGCACCAGCGCAGCCGATGGGCCGACCCCCTCGTCCAGCAGGAGATGGCCGCCTCCTTCCTCCGCGTCATCCGCCGCCGCTTCACCGCCATCGGCAGACCCGACCCGACCCCCGAGCAGATCGCCGTCGTCTGGAACCGAGGCTGGTCCGCCGCCAAGCGCACGGGCTTCCGTCCTTCCGACTACGCCCGCCGCGTCGGCACCATTTACCGCTTGCAAGGAAGTTGATACGCTCAACAACCTTTCGCCATGCCCTTGATGATCGGATGCGACCCCGGCAAGAACGGCGGCTTTGCCTGGACGGACGGTGAGTCCTTCGAGTGCGCCGCCATGCCGCCGACCGACGCGGACATCGCCGCGCTGCTCGCCCACCTCTCGACGAAGGCCAAGGATGTGAGTCTGTTCGTCGAGGAGCCGCCCCTGTTCGCCGGCCGCAACATCCCCGGCTCCGCCGTCGGCAAGATGATGTTCAACTTCGGCGTCGTGCTCGGCGTCGCCATGGCCTGCGGCTTCAAGGTGCACCGCGTCCGCCCGCAGGCTTGGCAGAAGACCCACCCCGTCGGCACCAAGGGCGACCAGACCACGACCGCATGGAAGAACAAGCTCAAGGGCCGCGCCCAGGAGTTGTTCCCGACCTGCGACGTCACCCTCAAGACCGCCGACGCCCTCCTCATCCTCGACTCCGCCATCCGCGGCGCCATCAACTGACCTTCATCCCCTAATGAAAAAGAACCTCATCAAGCCCACCGCCGAAGTGAAGACCATCACCGGCACCAAGTACGTCCTGCTGCCCGACGGCAGGGTCGCCAAGCCCCTCAAGCCCATGGAGGCCCACGGCACCGTGTATTATAACCTTTTCATCGAGGGCGAATACACTCGGCTCTCGACCGAGAAGATCGCGGCGCTCGTCAACGGCGAGACGACCGTCCAGCAGCTCAAAGCCTGACCCTTTCCACCACACATCCATGCCCGCACCCATCAAACCCACCGACGCCACGACGGCGCTCGTCAAGGCCCTGGCCGCCCTGGACAACGTCAAGGCCAACAAAATCAACCCGGCCTTCAAGGCCCGCTATGTCTCGCTCGACGCCCTGTTGGACGCCATCAAGCCCGTCTTGCTGGAGCACGACCTCGCGCTGGTGCAGACGCTCGTCAGCGAGGAGGGCAAGGTCGGCGTCTCGACCGCCTTCCTGCACGTCACCGGGGAACGCTTCGACTTCGGCCGGCTGATGGTCAAGGCCGAGGGTCTGACCCCGCAGCAGGTCGGCGGGGCCATCACCTACCTCCGCCGCCAGTCCATCCAGACCGCCTGCGGCATCAGCGTCGACCTCGACGACGACGGCGCCGCCGCGTCCCGTCCCTTCGCCCCCGCGGCCTCCGCCCCCGTCGCCACCCCCCGCCCCCTCACCCGATGAGCACCGACCCCTTCGACATGATGCGCCAGTCCGTCTTGGCCATCCAGACCCAGAACGAACTCGCCGCCGCCCGGGCCACGATCGCCGCGCTCCGCAAGGAACTCGCCGACGCCCAGGAAAACTACCACGTGACCAACTCTCTCGCCGCCGAAGTGAGGGCCGAGAACGAGGAAATACACGCCGACTACGAGGCACTAGCCAACGAGCATACGAAACTGACGGAGAGGCACAGGGAGATTAAGGCCGAGGTCGAGCGGCTCCGCAAGGCAGGGGATGCTCTTGCCGCTTGGACGCTCACCCTTGAACATACATACGACCACAAGCCAATGGACGGGCTTCCGTTTTCATCCTTCCTGTGCGTGTGGCACGAAGCCGCCAAGGAGGGCAAGCCGAGC